GGTAATTATGTTACTCGTTCCGATGGAACAACAAGAAGAAAAAGAAAAAAGTAATTAATCGTTAAGAAGGAGCATTTCCATGCCAACATTTGCCGAAAGGCTCCAGCACGGCTGGAATGCCTTCATAAACAATAAAGATCCTACTCCAACATCCACCACAGTTTACTATGGTGGATATTCTTATCGGCCGGATCGATATCGCGTTACTCGTGGGAATGAGAAGACCATTGTCACCGCTATCTACAACCGAATTGCCGCTGATGCTTCGGCTGTGGATGTGCAGCATGTCAGCACCGATGAAAACGGCCTTTTTCTGGAGGTTATCAATTCCGGGCTGAATAATGTTCTCACGACCGAGGCAAATATTGATCAGACTGGCCGTGCCCTGATCCAGGATATTGTAATGTCCATGCTGGATGAGGGCGTTGTGGCCGCGATACCGACCGACACAACGGTACGGCCGAAAGGCAACAATACGTTTGATATTCTGACGATGCGAACCGGAAAGATCAAACAGTGGTTTCCGGATGCAATTCGGGTAGAAGTTTATAACGAGAAGACGGGTAAAAAACAGGATATTGTGGTTCCAAAAAAGATGGCCGCAATCATGGAAAACCCATTCTATTCCGTTATGAATGAACCGAATTCAACATTGCAGCGTCTGATTAGAAAACTGAGATTGCTTGACTCTATTGACGAACAGAGCAGTGCCGGAAAGCTGGATTTAATTATTCAGTTACCGTATACAATTCGCTCTGAGGCGCGTCGCAAGCAGGCTGATGCACGACGTAAGGATATTGAAGAACAGCTCAGCGGTACAAAATACGGTATTGCTTATACCGATGGTACCGAGCGCATTACGCAGCTAAATCGCCCGGTTGACAATAATTTACTGAAGCAGATCGAATACCTGACTGAGACACTAATGGGCCAGTTGGGTATTACGAACGAGATCTTAAATGGCACTGCCAGCGAGGCGACGATGATGAACTACTATGCGCGGATTATTGAGCCTATTCTATCCGTGATTGTAAATGAGATGCGTCGAAAGTTTTTGTCCAAGGAAGCCAGGAACGCAGGAGAATCTGTAATGTTCTTCCGCGAGCCATTTAAGCTTGTTCCTGCAACACAGCTTGCCGATGTCGCCGATAAGTTCGTTGGTAATGAAGTTCTTACGCCGAATGAAGTTCGTCGCATCATTGGCTATAAGCCAAGTGATGACCCGAAATCAAATGAGTTGCGTAACAGACATATTAACCAGGGTGATAAAGGCTCTGGCATGTCGATTGAGAGTGTTCCCGAGGAAGAGCCGAGTGGCCGTTCCTATGATATGAACATTCCGATCAGCGAGATTTAAAAGATTTTCCAGGAGGAAATTCAAAATGGCAAATAGGTTTGACTTTAGTGGCTGGGCCACAAAGAATGACCTCAGATGCGCTGACGGACGTATCATCCGCCGCAATGCATTTAAGGACAATGACGGTCAGACAGTGCCTCTGGTATACCAGCATCAGCATACAGATCCCATGAATATTCTCGGTCATGCGCTTCTTGAGAATCGCAACGAGGGTGTTTATGCATATTGCAGCTTTAACAACACCGAAAATGCGCAGCATGTCAAAGAGGCTGTGCAGCATGGCGATGTTGTTTCGCTGTCGATCTATGCAAATAAGTTGGACCAGAAGGGCAGTGAAGTGCTTCACGGTGTAATCCGCGAAGTCAGTATTGTTCTGGCCGGCGCAAATCCGGGAGCCTATATCGACAATCCGATTCTGGTTCACGGAGAAGGTACAGAGAATGAGACATATGAAGACGATCTGACCGAGGCCGTCATCTATGCTGATTCTGATATTTCACTTTATCATGCCGATTCTGACGATGATGACGAGGACGGCGACGACAAAAATGAGGAGGAAGATACCATGGCAAAAGAAGACGGAAAGACTGTTCAGGACGTGTTCGACGAGTTCACTGATGAACAGAAGAAGGTTGTTTACTTTATGATCGGTCAGGCCCTTGAGGATGCCGGTGTTGACGAGGACGACGAAGAAGAAGACGAAGACCTCGACGACGAAGATGAAGACTATGATGAGGACGAGGATGAAGATATGAAGCACAATGTCTTTGAAGATGATTATGCATATGGTCCCTACCTGAGCCATTCCGATGAGATGGATATTATCGAAATGGCAAAGGATTACGGTACTCTGAAAGAAGCCTGGGGCGTGTTCGCCGATGAGAACGGCCTCCAGCATGACGACCTGGCTGCTGTCAGTGGCTTTGGTTCTTATCCTGACGGCGCCACCCCTGCTAGCGTCGATGCACTCTTCCCCGAGTGGCATGACGTTCGCCCCGGCGCTCCCGAGATTGTTACCGGTGACCAGGCATGGGTCAAGGCAGTTCTGAATAAGGTTCACAGAAGCCCGTTCAGCCGTGTTCGTACTTCCCAGGTTGACCTGCGCAATATCGAAGCCATTCGCGCCAAGGGCTATCAGAAGGGCAAAGAGAAGATTCTTGCTGGAAACTACAATGTCGCCCGTCGTACCACCGAGCCGCAGACTGTGTATGTCAAGAGTGCTCTGAATCGCGATGATGTTGTCGACATCACCGATTTCGACTATGTCGCCTATCAGTATCAGATCGACCGCATGCAGCTCGAGAAGGAGCTTGCTCAGGCGATTCTGATTGGTGATGGCCGTGATGATGCCTCCGCTGACAAGATCAACGAAGAGCGCATTCGCCCGATCTGGACCGATAACGAGATCTTCACCATCCGCAAGGTTCTGAAGGTTGACGGCAATTCCAATGGCACCAACACTGCCGCCAACTTCGGTGACAGCTACCTGTATGCTCAGGCAATGGAAGAGCTGTTGCTTGATGCTAAGATTGATTACCGCGGTTCCGGAGCCATGGACATGTTCTGCACGCAGGCATTCTATAACAAGATGCTGCTCGCTAAGGACCTGAATGGCCGTCGTGTCTATAGCAACAAGAACGAGCTTCTGTCCGCACTTGATGTTAGCAACGTTTACAATGTCCCCGAGTTCGAGAATAAGATCCGTACCGATACTGATACTGGCAAACGGTATCGTCTGCTTGCAATCGTTGGTAACCTGAATGACTATAACATTGGTGCCACTAAGGGCGGCGAGATCACCCAGTTCACAGACTTCGACATCGACTTCAACCAGCATAAGAGCCTGCTTGAGACTCGTATCTCCGGCGCCAATACTCGCATCTACTCCTTCATCGTTGTGGAAGAGGAAGTTAGCGAGACCACTGGCGGTTGATCAAAAACTGAATAACTTCAGCATGCCCATGGCAGACTCGACCTTTATGGCACTGCCAGAGGCCTGCTGATTTGAAAAAAAAATCAAAATGGAAGTGATTGCGTGAAATTCTACGGACCAGTCGGCTTTGTTGAGATCGTTGCAAAGAGGCCTGGCGTAAAAGTTCAGAAACCGGTAGAGCACACGTATACTGGCGAAGTACTGCGACGCTCAATTCGTTTTCAGAGTGCTGAGAGTGTAAATGATGATATTTCACCACAGCATGAGATCTCTATTCTTGCAGATCCTTATATGCGCAATCATTCCGGAGCGATTCGCTATGTTAAGTGGATGGGTACTGCCTGGAAGGTCACTGAGGTCTCCATGCAGTATCCACGACTTATTCTAACGTTGGGAGGCGCATATAATGGAGCGACGGTCGGATCTTCTGATACAGGAGCTTAAAGACCTGCTCGGCACGGATGAGGTGTACTTTCAGCCAAGCCCAGACGTTGGAGATGGCGAAAACGCCTACATCTTTACGGGTATTCAATACCCTTGCTTCATCATGGAGCGTACAACTGCATATCAGCCGAGTGCGAATGATAAGAACTATCTATTTCGCCCCGGTTACACCGTGACATACATTAATCAGGACGAACCCGATCCAGAAATGTTGGAGACTGTTATGCAGCATTTTACACACGTTTCGTATGATCGGCATTTTGTCGCCGATAATCTTCATCATGATGTATTCACGATTTACTATTAATTAGGAGGAACAAACAATGAGTGTTCTGAAATGGGACCAGGTTGGTGAACGGCTTTACCATACTGGTGTTAAGAAGGGCGTTCTTTATCCTCAGGTTGGGACTGCATATCCCAAAGGAGTTGCATGGAATGGCCTTACCGGCTTTACAGCTTCTCCTGATGGAGCAGAAGCGACTGACCTGTATGCAGACGATATTAAGTATCTCAGCCTTCGAAGTGTTGAGAACTTTAAGTGTACCATCACTGCGTATATGTATCCTGAAGAGTTTGCAGACTGTAATGGCGAAGCCTCTTTGATTAAAGGTGTGACTATTGGCCAGCAGCCTAGAAAGCCCTTCGGTTTCAGCTGTGTTACCACGGTTGGTAATGACACTGAATACGATGATCATGGTTATATTATTCACTTGGTATGGGGCGCAACGGCCTCTCCGTCTGAAGAAGATCATCAGACCATCAACGACAGCCCTGAAGCAATCGAGTTTAGCTGGGAGATTGATACCGTTCCGGCCGCAGTTAAAGACCATAAGCCGAGTGCTCATATGGAAATTGACTCAACAAAAGTATCAGCTGCTCAGATCAAGGCAATTGAAGACGTTCTTTATGGCTCAGAAGACACTGAGGCACGTCTTCCGCTTCCCGATGAAGTTCTTAGAATCATCAGCGAAGCAGGTATTTAAGTTATTATGGGGCCGTATTCAGCGAGGCT